CACGACTCTTTATGCACTGTTATATTCGAGATGAACCCCATATATACGTTTTAAAAACCCTTATATAGAGCGTCATAGTGCAATTATCCCCAATAGGGATATACGTTTAAAAATTCCTTATATAGAGCGTCATCTTTATGCGTTTATGCATAAAATTCCTAAAATACCGGGGACCGTAAAAATCGGTGAAAACCCCTAATACCTGTAGAGTTCCTCAAACTTTCCGTATAAATAAAAAATCACTAGAAAGTAGGAGAAACTAATGGAAGCTAAATTACTAAGTGGATTGCGATCTAAAAAGGCCCTCACTCAATCGGAGCTCGCCAAGAAATTGGGATTTAACAGTGCTCAATTAATCAGTAACATCGAACGCGGGGTGCAAGCTTTCCCGGTTCGAAGGATAAAAGAGTTCAAAAAGATCTTTGGCGAAAAAGCGGCCTCAACACTAGTAGACATAAAACTAAAAGAATTGAAAAAAAAGATGCTTGGATGATTGAATGTTCTGGCGGGGGGTAAACCTATGCCAAGAAAAATAGATCCAAAAAATTTAAAGAAGTATCAGGATGTCCATAGGGACGTTTTACTTGGGTCCGAAATAAAAAGGGCCTGCCTAAAACACGACTGTTCCGAGGGCGGGTACAGAGGGTGGAAGGCTAAGTTTCAAGAAGAGGACTTGGCCTGGATACCGGAAGAAAAAAAGTACCCAGTAATAGAAGAGGAACTGGGACACATCGAACTACCGAGAGGCCTATAAAAGGCCAAGGGAATTAAATGAAATACGGAGACTGCGCGGCTAAGATTGAACAGACCTTTACTTTCCATCCTCCTGATTCGGAGCAATCGACTAGATTCGCAAAGATTAGGGCCATGGCAAAGGACATGGGTCTGATGCTTGATGCCCTATGTCCCTCTGGCCGGGAGAAGTCCATCTCGATCACTAAACTAGAAGAGTCAGTGATGTGGGCGCTTAAAGCCATCTCTCAGGAGTCTAAATGAATTGCCTATTTAGTCACTCACCTCACAAAGGACTTTCTTCTAAATGGGAGTTGAAAGTTTATACGACTCGAACGATCTATTGTCCCGAAGGTTGGGTAGAGAGAAAACTCGTAAGATCTCATATCTGCCGAAAATGCGGAGTTCACTATTCCGAGATCAAGGAAGTGGACGACGTGGTCTACGCAAGTCTCTCAAAACAAAAAGAGGAAAATCCTAAATGAACAAAGAGCAAAGGGATAAAATAGACTTTCTTATTTCCGATTTAGAATACGGAAGTAATCTACATTTGAGCACGGGCCAGTACTACAGAAAGTTAAGTCATAATATGCAAGAACTCATGAGGGTTCTTGTTGATGTGGTTAATGGCTACGATACGGCGAAGGCTACTAGGGAGGCCGAGGACCAGGGCCAAGCGCTCGCTCGCGGGGAGGGGATGGGATGACTGACCAAAAGTTTGAATCCCTAAAGTTACTTGCTCAGCAAGCAATTCACAAAGACCCGGAACTAATGATTTCGTACAACGATTTTATTTTTTTAAAGGCTTATTGCGACTCCCTTGAGAAGCAAATCAAGGAGTTAACTGTTAAGAGCAAATTAAAAGAGGCCGCCGATGAGTGACCTACTCGCAAAGCTTAGAGAGAAGTTGGAGTTTGATGATCGAGCAAAGAGCCTTGAGTCAGAGTTCCGGTACGCGTGCTATCCCAACGCCGACAAGGACGAATTGCAGACGCTTCTGGCTGATTATGCTTGCCACGGTTTCGCATCAGGCGTTGGCGTAAAGTTTGACCGCGTCAAACCCATCATCGAAGCGCTTTTGAAAGTGGCTGAGGCGGCGACTCGCTTAGGTGAGCGCGATAACATTCTAACGGAGGCCCTCGCCGAACTCGAAAAGGTGGTGAGAGAATGATGAATTGTGCTAAATGCGGCCGTGAAATTACATCATGCACGACTGTCAACGGCCTTATCGTTTGCGATTGGTGTAAGCCAGCACCGACCAACTTTGAAAAAGCCCGCGATGAAGAGACCAAAGTTATTGCAGAAACTCACAACCCCAGATGGAACACAACGGTTCATAATGATTTGTTTATTGATTGCGCCAAAGCCGGCGCCGACTGGGCCAAAGAAATGCGAAAAATTGCCTCGGCAGAATAGAAGCGTCTCAATCCAAGGCACATTCAAACTGATAAATAAATTAGGCTCAAGATTTGCTATGGATCTACCGATGAGGTGTATATGAGCAAAGCAATAATCCTGGCCCTTTGTATGGTGACACTTTCCGCCTGCGCACAAAAAATTGTCTGGGACTCACCCAATCCTAGGGAGTGGAAAAGCGAGTACTACAAAGACTCCTCCGCCTACCAAAGGGAACAAAAAGTAAATGCCCGTATGGACCCAAAAACCAAGGCCAAATGGGATGCCATAGCCAATTCAAAAACGGAAGAAATTGAGGTCATTATTATCGGCGTTGTACCCCAAAAGTAGGGAAAATTTCGGCGGAATTTTTTGTCGACTTAGGCATATGTTTTTATAGTATTGTTACAAATAGTGTTTTTTTACCTCATTCCCCCCCATTTTTCAAAACAATCAAATGCAATATATAGCATTTGAGAAAACACCTTGTTTAGTTCCAGGATCTCCTTTCTCAGAGGGGGAAAGCACCCAAAGGCAGTTAAAAACCAACGAATTCTTTGAGTTTCGGGGAAAGCGGTCTTTATAGAGAGAGTATTATATATAAGTATAAAGATATTATATAAGATATACTATTATACTACATAGGACCCATACAGATTTTATATACATTTTTGGGCTCAAAAAGAAAACGGCCCACCCCTAAAAATTAGGCTTAGAATCCAGCGTTAAGATTTAAAGGTAAAAGAAAGGGGATGGGCCAAAATCTTTTTAACATTTACTTCCCAACAAGCAAGTGCTATCCCTCCGATCAAGCGTTAAGGAAAAGGTATCAAGATGTCAGACAGTCCCATCAAGGGCCAAGAGCCCGGCAGTGAAGTAGAGGAATTCAAAGAGGTCTTAAAGCAGTGTAATGTGGAGCTAGTGGGCTATGAGCCCGGTCGCCCTCGCTGTATCCACCTTGTAACTGGGAAAACGACAATGGAGAAATTTAGGAAGATGCTATCCGAAAGACTCGGAGCGGGTGCCATTAAGTTTCCTTCCGTGTTCGAAGCTTTTCACTCAGTTCAAAAATTGGAATTCATCGTTGAGAAATTCGCCAACGCGGAATTAGACATGGCCGCAAAGCGGGAGATCCCCGAGGAATTAAAGGGACTGCGGCTAAACATAAATGTTTTAGAACCACTTCCCGCTGGGTTTTTCGTATCCGATTCTCAAGAGCAAGTTTCAAAAGTCAATGGCCAGTTGTTTGTACGCATGTCCCGCATGTCTGAGGACGATGCAATCTCTAGCGCGAGAAAAGTGTATCCCGTATACGAGCCTCACCTCGCGCCCGGAATATGTGATGAGGTAGAACAGGTAAATGGCTTTCCCGCTTTCAACGTATACACCTTAGCTCCGTGGAGGAAGGTTACGACTAAAACGAAAGACAAGGCCCTGCCTCCGCTTTTTGATAAACTCGTAAAGCATTTATTTCCTTTGCCAATCGAACAAGAGTTTTTCTTTAACTGGCTTCACGAAAGCATGTTCAATCGGGCGATGACTTACCTCGTTCTTTGCGGAGCACCCGGCGTAGGTAAGAATCGACTCAAGCTAGTTATGCGGGCACTGCACGGAGCGAGTAACACGGTTGACGGTAAGCGATCTACTTTGACGGAAAGATTCAATTCCCAACTAACCGAGTGTACCCTTCTTTGGTTTGATGAATTGAGCTACGACAACCAAATGGAAAATACGCTCAAGGAAATTCAAAACGATACTTTGGCGATTGAGAGAAAGGGAATTGACGCAACAAGAGCGACAAGAATCTTTGCCTCCTCCGTGATCTCAAACAACAAACCCCGCGACAATCACATTGCCATGGACGCGAGGAAGTTTGTTCCGCTTCGGCTAACCAAGCACCGGCTAGAAAAATCAATGACCTCAAAAGAGATCGATCTATTGAGTAGAAAAGTAGCCGACGAAAGTTCTCCGGATTATGATCCTGAGTTCATCGCACAAATCGCCAAGTGGATAAAAGTTTACGGTAAGTCAAACAAATGGCCCAATCAAGAATACCGTGGGCCGATGTTCTACTACCTTGCGCACACTTCCATGAGTCGATGGCAGAAAGAGGCGGTTATAAAAATCCTGGACCTCAAAAAACGCGGCGCCGCGAACATGGTCCAAGACAAAGAGAAAGGGTTTTTGTGGTCCCCGATCCACAAATCATTATCGCGCCAACTACAGTCCGGTAACAAAACTCCAGACTATTCCACCGTTTCACACTTTCTCGCCGGGTTTGTTGACGCTACCGGTAAAAAGATTTTCAAGATCACAAAAGTACCCGGCGATATTTTGGGTGACTTTTACGTCAAGCAACTTAAGATCAACGTTGAAATCAACATCGACGTAGATCAAAGGGTGAGCGATGGGCCGACCAAAAAAGAAAGTGACGATCTCTGAGCCGAAGGAAAAAAGAAAGCCTGGACCTAGGCCTAAGTACTTCTACGGCCACAGTGACGGTAAGTCTGAGCGCATCGAGCCCGAAGAGATCGACGACCCCGAAGAAATGGGCGAGCCCCTTGTAGTTGATTTTGATGAAGCCTTTGATCGATGGGATGGAGGCGTTAAGCAACACGCGCACTTAATTTTCCCATCGCCTAGAAAAGATCGAGTCTTTGCCCAGAAATGGAAAAGCCTTGTCGGCACAATCGCTCGAAGAGATAATTTTAAAAAGGCTCATCTATTCCAGCTAGAGGTCTTATGCGATCTCTTCGCGGAATATGATACACTTTCTCGATGGGTCAGAAAACGCGGCTACACATACACGTACCTTGGAAGACAGGGCTAGCAAATCAAAACATATCCGGAAGTCGCGGTAAGAAATCGCGTGAAGGATCAGATTGCAAAGTACATGCGAATGCTAGGCCTTGCCTCGAACAAGGAAATTCACGACCCGAAGAAGGCGGGCGGGAATGAGTGGATCTGATTTTCCTTTTGATAAAAAGAAATATTCTAACTGCGCCCGTGGACATCAGTACGCACTAGACATCCTTAGCGGAAAAATCCTTGGCTCGAAGTATTTAGTCGGGGCCTGCCATAGGTACTTGAGAGACGTGGTGGATAAATCTCAAGAGTGGCACTTTGATCCTGAGAAGGCCGAAAAGTATTTACGTCTTGCCCAAAAGTTCCACCACGTATCCGGCCACTGGACTACATCGCACGTACATTACGAGCCCTGGCAATGCTGGGTCTGGATGTGCATCATGGGGTTTGTAAACAAAAAAACAGGATTTCGTAGATTCAGGATTGCACACGTTGAAATTGCCAGAGGCAACGGTAAGTCGTTAATGGCCAGTCAGTGCGCACTTTACTTTTTGTGTTTAGACAATCCTAACGGCAATCAGATATCGACCGTGGCCACGAAGAAAGAGCAAGCCCGCATCGTCCTTGATGCGAGCCGAGCGATGGCGGATAAGAACCCCTCGTTCAAGAAATCCCAAGGGGTAGCGGTCCTTGCTCATTCCATCGTACACAAAAGTTCGCATTCTGTAATGCGTGCTCTTTCCGCCGAGGCAAGTTCTTTGGACGGCCTTAACGATGTTCTCGCTGTATGCGACGAACTACATGCCATGAAGCGGGAAACCTTTGACGTAATCTATTCTGGTATGTCCAAACGTGCAGACTCCTTAACCCTTTGTATAACGACCGCCGGATTTGACGTTGATTCAATTGGTTACTCCCAATCGGTGTATGCTAAAAAAGTTTGTTTAGGGGACGTTGAGGACGACCAATTCTTTGCTGCGGTTTATTGCCTCGATGATGAAGAAAAATGGGACGATGAATCTGAGTGGATTAAGGCAAATCCGAACCTAGGTGTATCGGTAGACCCTGTAACCCTTAGGGCCAAAATTCAAAAGGCCATTGAAACCCCATCAGATATTCCAAACTTAAAAGTAAAACACATGAACGTTTGGTTGAGCCAAGCCAATGCGTTCTTTGATCAAGCGGTATGGGATCGGTGCGCAGACCCAACACTAAAGATCGAAAACTATTTAGGCCGTTCTTGTCGGGCCGGTCTCGATCTCGCAAGCCATGTGGATTTAACTTCCGAGGGCTTTGTCTTTCGCGAACGTGACGGCACTTACATAATCTTTGATCGAAGCTTCATACCGGAAGAGACGATACGTGCCTCAAAGAACGTGCTCTACGATGAGTGTGTAGCTAAAGGCTTTCTCCATTCCACCAAAGGTGCGGCCATTAACTATGACCACATCCGAGAGGACATGGAACAAATGGCGAAGAAATATAAAATCGAAGAATGCGGCTACGATGCGTGGAATGCTACCGAGATGGCCCAAAAGCTTTCCGATAAGATCGAAATGGTCAAAGTGCAAATGAACGTCGCTAACTTTTCGGAGCCGATGAAAAAACTAGACTCCTGGATGAGGGAGGGAAAGCTAAAACATGACGGCGCCCCGCAACTTAGATGGTGCTTAGGAAATGTTGTTGCCAAGGAAGATCACAATGGTAACGTTTATCCAAGGAAACCCCATCCGAAATTAAAAATCGATCCGATCGTGGCGATCTTGATGGCGCTTGCGCTATACTTGCAGGATGACACAATCGAATCTGTTTACGAAAGACGGGGTGTGATTACTTTGTGAGGAAGCAACATGAGCGAACCCCTTGTCACCTACACGATCCACAAGGATGACACACCTGTATACTCCATACTCCGCGGCCATCACCTAACCGAGACCTTTAACAAAGCTTTCGTCAACGAAGGTTGGAAGGGTCTTCCTCTTTGGGAAGACTGGGACGTAACGCATGAGTACTGGGAAGAGATTTCTCCGGGGGAATGGGAATGCTCAAACAAAAACAATCCAAAGGCCGAACCCGTAACCGTGGGCCAGTGGTACGCGCCCGAAGAAAAGAGTTTCGAGAGAAAGGTAATTCACTAATGATTTTCGATGTAGTTATGATCTCCGGAAAGCAAGGTTCAGGTAAGAGCACTCTTTCTGCGGAACTCAGAAAAGAAATTCGCCAGCATAAAAAATGGGCCGTTGAAGAAATGATTTTCGCCGGAGCCATCTACGACATGCACAATTTTTGTTTAGAGTACCTTAAGTCATGCGGCATCGATCGCGGGACTAAAGACGGGAAGCTCCTTCAACTCCTTGGAACTGAATGGGGTAGAAAAACTATCGGCGAAGAAGTTTGGGTCGACGTGTTTAAAGCGCGGATACATAAACTTCTAGATAAACACGAAAGGGCCGGGATGGATCACTTAGTCATCATCGTCCCCGACGTTCGCTTCCCTAACGAACTATCGGCCATGCCAGGATCTTTGAACATCCGACTTGAATGCGAAGAAGAGACTCGCCGCGAAAGATGTAACTCATGGCGTGATGATGTGAGCCATCCATCCGAGACCGGACTCGACGCCTATTTGGACCAATTCCATTACGTTTTCCAGACTGAAAAGGTCTCGGCCCGAGAGATTGCCCGCAAGGTGTTCTGGGAACGTCTAGCCACTTAGCGTCATAGAACGACGGGCTAGACCGCCATAGAATTTTCTTTACACCGCGAATCGAATTCCCCTATGCTTTCAGTCACGGGGAAAATTAATGCCAAAAATTCTTGGTTTTAAATCAAATGGCGATCAGCCTTTGCGTGTTGTTAGCAAGTCGGCCACTAAGGCCGAGATCACGCTTTACTCGGCGATTGGCGAAAGCTTTTGGGGAGACTCGATCTCCGCTAAGCAATTCTCCGACACTCTCAACTCCCTCGATTCGGCAGTAAATGAAATCACTGTGCGAATCAATTCTCCGGGCGGCGATGTCTTTGACGGCATCGCAATCTACAATCGCCTAAAGCAACACAAAGCCAAGATCATCGTTCACATCGATGGCCTTGCCGCATCCATCGCTTCGATCATTGCCCTTGCCGGTGATGAGATCGTAATCGGCGACGGAGCGCTTTACATGATCCACTTGCCCTGGACCTTCGCCATGGGCAATCGCATGGATCTTGAGAACACCGTTAATCGTTTGATGGATGTCGAGGAACAGCTTGTTGGCATTTACGCCAAGAAAACCAAGATGGACCGAAACGAAATCCGCAAGATGCTCGAGACCGAGACCTGGATGGATGCCGATCAGGCAATCGAGAAGGGCTTTGTCGATAAGAAAGCCGATGAGTCGATGCCTATTGCGGCGTCGGCTTTGAAGAACCCATGGATCAACAAGGCTCCGAGAAATATCAACTCGGAGACCAAAGTGGTCGATAATGCAATTTCGGAATTGAAGAAAAAGATTTCAGGCAAGATAGCTCGCAAGTAGCGCAGCGGCCTAAACCTTTTCACAAAACAACAGGAGTAAGCAAAGATGAAACGTGAACAGATTGTAGCCCGCCTTGCAGAAATCCAAGAAGCACTCGGCGGCATCAGCGCAGGTGACGACGGATACAGCGACGAACAAATCGCTCAAATCGAAGGCTTCAACGCAGAATTCGAAAACCTGACCAAGCAACTCGAGACCCTCGACAAAGTCGACGCTATCGCTGCAAAGTCAACCGTATCGGCAGGTCGTAAGACTCAGAACGCCGCTCCCGTAACTCGCGTAGAAGTTGGCGCCTCTGCCAAAGATAAGTTCGGCGGCTTCGGCTCTAACGGCGAATTCTTGATGGCCGTTAAAAAAGCTGGCGCCTCGGGAGAAATCGACAATCGCTTCAAAAACACCGCTTACGAAAAGAACGGTGAAGACGGCGGTTTCTTGGTTCCCGAAGACCTCTCAAACGAAATCTTGAAAAAGTTGGATGCTCCTGAGTCCCTGATGGCAGGCACCACTCAGATCCCCGTTAGCGGTAACTCTTTGACTGTAAAAGTCGATGAGAGCCAACCGTGGAACCAAGGTATCCAAGCTTACTGGTTGGCCGAAGGCGCTCAGTTGACTGCCTCGAAGCCTTCTTTCAAGGAAGCAAGCTGGCGCTTACATAAAGTCGGTGCACTTGTTCCCGTTACCGATGAACTCCTTGACGATGCTACGGCCCTCGAAGGATACATCCGCGCTGCGGCTCCTTCGGCGATCATGCACAAAGTCAACGGTGCGATCATCGCTGGTAACGGCGTTGGTAAACCGCAAGGTATCATCCAGTCGCCCTACACTGTTACCGTTTCGAAAGAATCGGGACAAACGGCTGACACCATCGTCGCTCGTAACGTCATCAAGATGTACGCCCGCATGTTGCCTACGCTCCGCGCAGGTGCAAGCTGGTACATCAATGCCGGTGCAGAGGAACAACTCCTCACGATGAAGGATGACTTGGGTAACTTCATCTACTTGTCACCCGGTAGCCAGTTGAACCAGTCTCCCTACGGCTTGCTCATGGGCCGCCCGGTTATCCCGATGATGAGCGGTATCCCCGCCCTCGGCGATCTCGGCGACATCTTGTTTGCAAACCTCTCGAGCTACTGGATGATCCGCAAGGCTCAAGGCGTGAAAGCTGCGACCTCGATCCACCTCCAGCTCGACCGTGAGATCACTAACTTCCGTTTCACCCTG